GTTCAACGATGCTTCACAGTTTATCAATGCCCCCAGCGCAACTGTACTAGATATTAATGCTACAGATGAGATTGAACTTAATGCTACATTAGTAGATGTTAATGCTAACCTAGACGTATCTGGTACTGTCACTGGAACAGGCACATCTGTCTTTGCTTCATTAGATATATCAGGTGACATAGATGTAGACGGTACAACAAACCTAGATGTTGTTGACATTGATGGTGCTGTAGATTTTGCTTCAACTACTGCTCATGCTGGCAACGCTACCTTTGCAGATAACGTCAAAGCCATCTTTGGTGCTGGGTCTGACCTACAGATTTACCATACAGGAACAAACGGTGTAATAGATAATAACACGGGTCATATTTATATAAGAAACAATGTAGATAATGACGATGGAAGTAATATATATATACAAGGAAAGTCTGGCGAAAACAGCATTGTTATAAACGATGATAGTAATGTAGAGTTATATTTTGACAACGCCATCAAACTCGCCACCACCACCACAGGTGTAGACGTCACTGGGACTATCACCAGCGATGGGCTGACTGTGGATGGGGATGTCAACATGAGTGACAGTACGCCTGTTTTCACAATGACTGACACAGATGGCGGTTCAGCAAATATGGCCTTGTACACAGGTAGCTTGGTTATATCTGCTGATAGTGCGAACGAATACACAAATAGAGTTCTGCAATTAGGTGTTGGAGATAAGGCTTATTTTAACCTTGATGACAATGGGGATATTTCGTTCCGTGAGGACACAGGCACCACGGCAAAGTTCTTCTGGGATGCGAGTGCTGAGAGCTTGGGCATTGGCACAGATTCGCCTAGTGCAACATTAGACGTAAGCGGTGCAATACGTTCCACCGATAGAATATCAGGTGATGGTACTGAAGCTGCACCTGCATTTAGATTTACTAATGACGGCAACACGGGGATGTTCCCGCCCAGTGGTGGTGACGTTATTGGTTTTTCTACTAACGGCTCAGAACGTATGCGCATCGACAGCAGCGGTAACTTGCTGGTGGGTGATGCCTTTGCGACATTTAACGATACTGCAAAAACTGTAATTCGCCCATCTTCCGACAACTGGACGATTAAACCTAGTGTTGTCCATTCGTTTAATCGAACAGGCAGTGCTGGCGATATTTTGGAGTTTTACCAAACGGCAAGCGCCAAGGTGGGGAGTATTGGGGCTGCTGCTGGTCCTGTTGCATACATCGTTTTGAATGAGACTACTTCCGATAACGTATCGGCGTTAAAGGGTGCGGGTGGTGCAATTCTACCCTCAACAAATGCTGGTGCGGACAAAGACGGAACCATGAATTTAGGCTCCTCTGCCGCTAGATTTGAAAGCCTCTACCTGTCTGGCTCCGCTTACACGCCCGTAGTTCAAGGTCTAGGAGACGAAGCTGGTTTAACATTTGGTGGTGCCTTAGTTGCACCTCGTAAAAACAATGCAGCAGCTGATGGAACAGTTGATCTAGGTGCAAGCTCTGCTCGCTTCAAAGACCTCTACCTGTCTGGCGGTGTATACCTTGGCGGCACTGGGTCGGAAAATTTGCTGGATGACTATGATGAGGGTGAGTATGCAGTAACCGCAACTCCTAATACATCAGGAACAGTTACTTTGAATGTTTCTTACAACACACTTTCTTTTACAAGAATTGGTAGAGCAGTAACTATTAACGGTGAAGTCAGGGTTTCCTCTGTTAGCTCTCCTGTAGGGACTAGATTGGTACTAAACTTACCTTTTACTGTTGCTGATCTTTCTGAGTATTCTGGTAGAGCTAATGGCTCAACTTATGGTTACGTTAATAGCACTGTAGTTTCACAGCCGTTTAGATGTCCCGAAGCAAATACACAACTATGGCTTGATGTTGATTGCTCAACCTTGGGTAGCGGCAATGAATTTGGTTTTAGTTTTACCTACTTCACAACATAACACCCCTGTTGGATCACAGGGTAGTCAGTCCAAGCCATAAAGGAGATAAACGATGGCACTAACAGAAGAAACAGTACAAGACAAAATAGAGATCGTAGGTGACTACAAGCATGTGCAAGTACGCACAGCAACAGTCATCAAGCGTGATGGCACAGAGATTAGCCGTGGGTATTCACGCCATGTCGTTGCACCAGATGCATCAGACATCACAGGTGAAAGCACTGAGGTTCAAGCCATCTGTAATGTAGTTCACACAGACGCAGTAAAAGCAGCCTATGCTGCACACTTAGCAGCACAGGAGACAGAATAATGGCAATTACATTTACGTGGACTATCCCAACATTGGAACACGAAATCGCTGACGGTGGCGTTTACATTGCACACTGGCGCTGCACAGGCGTTGATGATGATGGCAACTCAGCAAGCTCATATGGCACCTGTGGTCTTACCTACGATGCCTCTGCGTCCGACTTTACACCATATGACGATATAACTGAGGCTCAAGCTCAAGGCTGGGTCTGGGGTCATGTATCAAAGGATGATACTGAAGCTGCTATTGCTGCTAAGATTGATGCAATGGTAAATCCAACCACAGGTGCAGGAGTACCTTGGTAAATGTCTGAGGATAACTGGCACTTGAGCAAGTCTGTACCGATTACATTGATCTTTGGCTTACTTGTTCAAGGGGCAGCTATCGTATGGACAGTATCAATGATGATGTCTGACATAGAAGCTAATAGAGAAGACATTGTAGCAATAGAAGAACGTATGGGTAGATTAGAATTATCTGTACAAAATCAAGAAGTATCACTAGCACGTATAGATGAAAACATAAAAGCAATAAGATCATCAGTAGAGAAGATGGCGAACAAAAATGACTAATAAGGTTTGCCATAATGATAGAAGTATTAGCTTTAGCAGGTGCAGTTACTAAGATAGCTGGTGCAGTTAGTTCTGCGGTTAAAGCTGGTAGTGATGTAGCAGACTTACTGCCTCACTTTGGTAAGTTAGCAAAGCTTGACAGTGAGATACAATTAGCTGAGAAGGGGCAACACAAAGGCCCACTAGGTAGACTAAGCTCATCTGAAGAAGAGGGCTTTGCTATAGCTCAAGCTAAGATGAAGCACAAAGAATGTATGGATGAGCTAAGGTCAGCTTGTCAACTATATGGACCACCTGGAATGTGGGATCTTGTCGTAAAAGAGCAAGCTGCAGCAAGGCAAAGACATAAAGAAGCACTAGAGGCACAAGCCAAAGCTAGAGATAGATTGTTCTGGGGTATATCTTTAGCAGTAGGTGTAATACTATTTGTAGGTGGTACAGGTGCTATGATCTGGGGTTTAAACGAAGTAGTGAATGGATAAAGAATAATGGCAAAACAGTTTAAAGGTTTTAGTAACCAACAAACACATCAACTACTTAGTGAGATGGGATACACAGGCCCAGCGCAGAAGGATGACATGGATCTATTCTTAGCGTCTAGCCCTGCTGCTGCATCTAAGATAGGCCGTTACGCTAACATAGCTAAGCAACGTGTAGAGGGTGGACCTTTGTCTGGCATGGGTATGCAAGCTGGTGGTACAGTAGATGACCAAATGGCTGCGTTTAATAAAGCAAATGAAACTGCACTATCAAACTATGATCCAAATAATCCAGAGTTTTTAGTAGGTCCAGGTGGAGGTGTACGTAATCCTAACTATACAGGACCAGTATCAGACCAACCAAATACACTCTCTCCTGTATCTAGGATACCTGTATCTAGGATAACTGATACACCAACTGCTCTCACTGATCTTAAATCTAGGGTAGGAATTAATGAAAGTAATCAAACTCTTTCTCAAGAACAGAGAGCCTTAGGCCAGCTTAGTGGTACTGGACCTATAGGGTATGATGATCTTACAGATGAGCAAAAGGCTACTGCAGATGCAACTCAAAAAGAATATAATACAATACAGGCTAAGCTATTTAAAGATCTAGGATTTCCTGAAACTGGCCCTACTAATGCACAAGAAAGCCTTAAATTTCAAGAGGCGATGGCAGCTTCACCTGAGATGTCTGCTCTGAATGAAAGAGCACAGGCGTTTAGTTCTTCACTAAGAGGTGAACTTTCCCCGCCTGATACAAGAACACGTATGGTTGGTTCTCCTGTAGATGAACAGGGTAGACCTCTATACAGAAGTGAATTAGCTGGTCCACCAATGCCGGGAATAGACCCTACTACACCTGAAGGTTCACAAGTACTTAAACCTGGCACACCTACCCCAGAGGTTAGCGAAGCTGGTGAACTGTTAAATGCAACACAAGAGGCTTATGCTAGTAGTACTCGTGCTTTAACAGACGTACAACAAGCTATGTTAGGTAAAGATCCTGAAGAAGAATACTATAGACGTGATGATTATACTAGCGTTGCTGATGGTACGGCTGATGAACGTAGGGCTGCAGGTACTGAACTATCACAAAAGCTTATGGATCCTTCTTCTTTAACTCCTGAAGAGATAACAAAGTATGACCTAAATGGCGATGGTGAAGTAACAAATTCTGAAGCTATAAAATATAGTGAGATGGCTGTAGGTATTAGTGAGCCTAATGAAGCTTTCACAGAGTTTTTCTTAAACAAATATCCTGGTGGCTCTGTAACTTATCAGCAAGCTTTAGAGGAAGCAGAAGCAACACAAACACAATCTGCTGCTAACGTAGCGGCACAAGAAGCTGCATATAAGATAGAGGATGTACCGTCCACTGCAGAAGCCTTAGGGCAAGCTATAACTAACCCTAGCTCTGTACTATCACAGCCTACAGTGTATGGCTTGAAGGTAGAAGACAATCAGCTTATTGATGAGGGTACTGGTCAAGTAGTAACTGCAGCTACACTCTTAGTTAAGCAAGCACAGGCTGCAGATGCAGTAGATGATCCTGCTGTTAAGTCTGCTATGGCTTATGTACAAGGCTTAGATGATTCTGAGTTTATGCGTGGTGGAAAATACCCGCCCTATCCAAACGCTGTTCCAGCAGTTGTACCATTACCTGAAGGTGTTGTAAAAGATATAGCTGATTACTATGAACGGCAACAGGCTCAGATTGAGCAGGACGCTATAGCTGATCGTGCTGAGACATACGATGCTAAGACTTCTATAGATGATATAGAAACTAAACTAGGAACTCTCAAAGATGAAGAGGGGGATTTTTATGCGAAAGGTACATTATCTGAAGATGCTAAAATGAAAGCTCAAACCATGACGCCAGGCGATTTAGCCCAGCTTCAAGGTGAGTTTAAAGACCCAGCTAAATTAGACTCTTATAACGTAGTGCTTACAGAAGACGATGTAGTTCGCATAAATGAAGAACGTACCCGTATGCAAGCAGGTATGATTAAAGCACAGCTAGACGGTGATACAGAAGCCTATAAAGTTCTCAATGCTGCATATGAACAAGCATCTGCTGCTGTAGATAAAGCTATTCAAACAGGTACTATTGTAGGTGAGCTAAAACAGAACTCAGAAGAGTTTCCTAGTGCTCAACTTTTTGCAGACCTTGGGGGATACACTACATCTGAAGAACAAAAAGTAGAAAAAGAAACTGCAATAGGTGATATAGGTGATGTTGATGCACAGACGTTTGCAACGGATACTCCTAAAGCCACAGCATCAACAGACTACACTTTACCAGCAACACAAATAGCAGCACAAGAAGCAACTATAGTAAAGGATGCTGCTAAGTTTGATGAGTTTGCTACAGCAGAAGAGAAGAAGTCTGAGTTTGTACCTGAGATAACAGCAGAAGAAACTGTTGTGGGTTCTGATGAAGTAGTAGATGTAAATAAGATTATCAACGAAGAGTCAGTAATTGTTACAGCTAAAACACTTGAGACTCTTAATGAGGCATCTACTGCTAAAGCTGCAACTGCAACGTTTAGCCAACAGCTACAAGCTAAAGCTGTTAAGGGTGACGTAGGCGCTAACTCTACTGTACAGGGCCAGATGGAGAAGCTTATGGCTTCCTTCGATGATGGTACACCTGCATGGGCGGCTGGTGCTTTACGTAAAGCTAATGCAGCCATGAGTGCTCGTGGTTTAGGTAATAGCTCTATGGCTTCTGCAGCTATCATACAAGCTACACTTGAGAGTGCTATCCCTATAGCTCAGCAGGATGCATCTACTTTTGCTGCAATGGATATGGAGAATGTTCGTAATGAGCAAGCCGTAGCTCTAGCTAATGCTGCTGCTGCACAGAACTTTGAGTTAGCTAACTTGTCTAACGAACAAGCTGTACGTATCCAGAACTCTATGAACAACGCTAACTTACAGCTAAAGAACTTGTCTAATGAGCAAGAGGCTGTACTAGCCACTGCACAATTCAAGGCATCTTTGCAGGGGCAAGAGCTAAGTATTAGTGCTAACGTAGCAATCTCTAATGCTGCACGATATGCTGCAGTCAACGATATTAACTTGACAAACAGACAGCAAACGTCTATACTTAAATCTACACAGAACTTAGAAGTAGAGATGGCTAACCTGTCTAACTCACAGCAGACAGCCTTATCGAACTTACAAGTTAAAGCTGCCATGATGGGTCAAGACCTAACCAATGAGCAGCAGATGGCTGTACTGGATAGTACACAAGCCTTTGAAGCTAACATGGGTGACGCTACACGTAAGCAACAGGCGTTTATCCAAGATGCTGTAGCTACTGCAGCTATGGAAGGTAGAGTACTAGATAACAAACAACAGACAGCTTTGTTCAATGTAGCTAATGTTGTAGCTGAAAGAGAGATAGAACTAAACAACGAACAACAGACTGCTATCTTTAATATGAGCAATAGAATGACTATTGGTATAGAAGAGATGTCAGGTAGACAACAAACTGCTCTAGCTAATGCTCAGATAGAAGCTGCTATGAAGGGTCAGGAGCTTAGCAATAAACAACAAGTAAGTATTATTAAGGCTGAGCGTATTGCTGAGATAGCCAACGTAAACTTTACTGCTGAGCAGTCTCGTGCCTTACAGAACGCACAGCTAACACAGAATGTTGACCTAGCTAACCTGTCTAACTCTCAAGCTAAACTACTAGCTGACTGTGCTTCGTTATCTAACGTAGACATGGCTAACCTCAACAATAGACAGCAAGCTGCAGCACAACAGGCGTCTGCTTTCCTAGAGATGGATATGGCTAACTTAGATAATGAGCAACAGGCTGTTATGTTTGAAGCTCAGTCTCTAGTGCAAAGTATCTTTAGTGATCAAGCTGCAGAGAATGCACAGATGCAGTTTAACGCTGAGAGTATCAACCAAGTCAACCAGTTCTTTGAGGGTATGTCTACACAGGTACAGCAGTTTAATACAGCACAAGCTAATGCTATGGAGCAGTTTAACACGGGTGAAGAGAACACCATGACTAAGTTCCAAGCTGAGCTTGATAACCAGCGTGATATGTTTAATGCACAGAATGAACTTGTAGTTGCACAAGCTACTACCGTATGGAGACAGAGTGTAGCTACAGCTAATACTGCTGCTCTTAATGAAGCAAATATGTCAGAGGTTATGGCAGCTAATGCTTTGACTGTGCAAGGTCTAAATGAGTTGATGCAGCAGGAGCGTGACTTGATGAGTTTTGCTTGGAACAGTGCAGAGAATGCAGTAGGTAGAGATCACGAATTAGTGGTAGCTAAGATACGGGCTGATGGGGATGAAGATTCCGCAACTGCTGGTGCGGCTGGTCAGTTTTTATCTGCTGTAGTTGGCGCTATCTGGCCCAAATAGTTAAATAGGTGATACAGTAATGGCTAATACATTAGATACAATAATAAAGAACTTTATTAACTCTATTACAGGTGGTTCTGTAGAAGAAGATAAAGAAGTAGAACAGCCCAAGCAGGGCTTAATGACTTCTGTGCGTCCTAAAGCAAGACCTACTAAAGAGGATGAAGATACAAATACGTATATGCCTACTAAATCTGTAGATAACTTTATCAATAAACTTTCAGATGATGCTATGGCTACAGTAAGACCAATGGCAAGACCTACGGTAGCCATTGACGCTAACATGAATGCAGATAAACTCTATAACAAGTATAACACACCTGCCTACAAGTTTATTGGTGCTAATAAGAACAACAAAGATAACTCTTTAAATGTTGAAGTTGATGATGTAATTAAACCTGAAACTTATGTTGATGATCTAATGGCACAAGTTGACAGTATGATGGATCTTAGAGGTTCTGTAAGACCTAAAGCTAGACCTAAGAGTGTAGCTGAAATACAAGCTATAGAAAAAGAACAAAGAAGTTACACAGAGTTAGACTCAACTAAAGATTTGCAGGTAGCACTAAACGCTGCAGGTATAACAGTAAATGGTAAGCCTCTTGTAGAAGATGGCATAATGGGTAACAATACAAAAAAAGCAATTAGGTCTTTTCAAGAAAGAGAAGGGCTAAAGGTAGATGGTATAGCAGGTCAAAATACCAAACAGGCTCTTCGTAGTGTAGCCCCATATTCTCCTATAGTAGAATCACTAGTATTTGATACCCGTCCATCTGTAGCCAGAGAGGGTCAGATAGCTGGTGAGAATAGATTTTCTGATGCTCTGATTAATGAAAGACTACTTAGTTTAGCTAAGGGTGATGTTGAATCAGATGGATTAATGTCTAGACCAACTGCCTCTAGAGTATCTGCAATAGAAGCAGGAGATGTAAATACAGCTTCTATTATTAATAGTATCCCTCTTCCTAAAGCTATTAAAAAACCCCTTAAAGACGTATCAAGTATTTTAGGAGCAGTATTTTCTCCTGTTGGAAAAAACTTTATAAATGACATGCTATTTGGTGGGGGCTACTTAGCTCAAGGTAATCCATTAAAAAATATACCAGGTTTAAGTCAGCTTGGATTAGGCGAACAAAGAACAGTAGGGGCTGAAATTTTTTCACCTGACGCAATAGAGCTTATGAAAAGATTAGTCCTTGACTTTAAAAATGAAGATGGTACAGATATACTTGATAATGGCAGTATTACTATAGACAAGAGTATATATGGAAAAGGTGGTTTTAGCGTAAATCAAGCAAAGGGTGGTGCTTCTGCAAAAGAAATAATAAAATCTTTATCAGAGGGTAGTGATCCAATTAATGAGATTAAATTAACGCTTGGTCAGTTTAACGCTAATATAGACAATAACGGTGACATTATCGTTAGTGACCAGTTTAATTATAACGAGATTTTTGTTGATGGTACAAAATACAAAACAGAAGAATACGAACAAGCTGTAAAAGATGGCAAGTTTACAGACGCTGGTGTTATAAAGAAAATACTTGCTAGAGTAGCAAAGGGTAAGTTGGACTATAAGACTGTGCGAGATTTAGCATTTGTACTTGGTTCTAGAAGTTATGAAGATGAGGATAAAAAATATGGAAGACGTTTTGAAATTAATTTAGGTCCAGCAGTTTCACGCCCTAAAGCAAGATCTAACGTATAATGTTTGGCTTACCTTTAGAACTTATAACCATGCTCTTCTCCACTATCCTTGGTGGTGTCATGTCTATTATAGGACAGAACCAAAAGAACAAACTAGAGCAACAGAAGATGATGCTACAGACAGCAAGCTTCAAGGCTGACCAAGTTAATGCAGCCAGAGATGCTGGAAAGACTGACAGTCACTTTGCTTGGACACGTAGACTTATAGCTTTATCTGCAGTGTTTAGCATTATTGTCTTGCCAAAGCTAGTAGCAGTGTGGTATCCTGATGTTGGAGTAATTGTAGGTTACACTGAGGCTACTGGTGGATTCTGGAACTGGTTGTTTGGCCCAGCAGAAACAGTACAGTGGCGCACAGCACAGGGCTTTGTAATTACACCACTAGATACACATATAGTATCAGCAATCATAGGTCTGTACTTTGGTGCAGGTTTCACTAAGTAGGATAGATAGAATGCCAAGATCACAATTCAATGGGGTTGTACCCGGTCAGTCTTTAACAATGGATAAGCCTCGCAATGTACCTTGGGAGCGCCCACCTCAAATAGATACTGTAGAGGATGCACTGTCATTCTACATGACTAAGTTTTCAGATGAAGATGTCATGGATGATATGCTTGTAGCTATAGAATCTGGTGTAGCTATTAAGCCTTTGGTTGAGTCTCTTTACACTATGGGAGTTATGCGAGGTATTCACAGTTTAGATGTAGGTCTTTTGGTAGCCCCTGCTTTGATGGAGTTCTTTGCTGCTGTAGCTGATAGTTATGAAATACCATATAAGTTTTCTAAGAAAGATCCTAAGAAAGCTATGGAAGAAAAAGAAAGATCTCGTGTGACTATGTTACTTCAAGCTGCTATCAATAGAGCAGAGGAGAGTGGTGAAGTAGATGAAGGTACAGAACTGCTAAAAGGCATGGCTGAGTACACAGCTAGTGAAATGTCTCCTGAGGAAGCAGCAGAAAGCGCACCTGAGGAAGCAATCGAAGAACCTATGGAAGCTACTCAAGAAGAGATGCCAACAGAAGGAATGCAACAACAACCAATGCCACAACAGGGCGGTGGTTTAATGGCAAGAGGATAATATATTATGGCATTTAATTGGAAAGCTTTTGCTGGCGCTTTTATGGAAGATCAAGCTAAGCAGATCAATGCGAGAGTAGCTAAGGCAGATGAGTACGAAGAAGAGATGCGTGAGCAGTTTGAGCGTAGTAAGCTTAACTATGCTAAGCGCCGTACCTTTGTAAATAAAGCCATGTCTCAGGTTGCTAACTTGCGTAGCTTAGGTGCTACAGATAGAATGATTAAAGCTGCTGTAGCTAATGGACCAGAGACATTGTTTACTTTTGCTGAAAAGCTAACTAAAGAAGCTGAGAAGTCACGAGTAAATAGGTTTACTGAGTCTGAAATAGATGTCTTGGTTGATATGCCTGAGTCATTTACAGCAGATGATTACACACTAGATGAATTTATTGAGCGTTCATACGGATTAACTAAACCAAGTATAGGTAGTACTGCAAGACCAGAGAGAGGATTGTTTAGTAAAGCCTTTGGTATAGACTTGAAGAGTGAGGTACGTGCCAAAGCAGATGCAGAAGCTGCATATGATGGCTACTCTATGTTAGACCTTAATGAGTTAGCTAAGCAAGATGTTTACACTAGCCTTGTGCCTAACACTAGCTTTAGGATTACACCTAGTATTGCTTACCGTTCCACAGATGTTCAAGATAAGTTTAACAGATCTGTAGCTGCAGTAACTAAATTTGTAACAGACTCTGCTGCATATAAAGATTTATGGGAAAACAAAGAAGCACAAAAAGAGATGCTACAAAAAAGACTTGCTCAAGTAGTTAATTCATATGCAACTGATTATAAAGATAAGTTCTTAAATGATCCAGCATATGACTTGGAAAGTATGATTGGGAAAAAAGCCCTTACTGGTATTAGAGCTAGTACTACAGGCACAGATCAAGAATTTGCAAATGAAACTAAAAAAGCAATAGCTTTGGATGGCTATGGCGAAGTAAAAGGTGGTGCTTATACATTTGAATTAGGTGAGAATAATGATCCTATTGCAGGTACACGTAATGGTCAGCCTATACCAAGTCATCTATTAGAGGATGCTTATCAGGGGGCTATATCAGACGGCTCTATTAAAGCCCCTTCATATAGTGGTATACCATCTGGCGATATAAGGTCTGCTGTAGATGACACACTTAGTGCTTTAGGTGTACCTGAAAGTAAGCTAAGTAGTGATAGTGGATTACCAGAACAGGTAGAACCTAGACCTAAGACTATTACATTTAAAGATTTAACAGCAGGTAGAACTGATGAGTTTCCTGGTGGTGCACAAGATGTAATATCAGAGGCTGCAGGTAGATTATTTATGCCTAATGTAAGAGAAGGACTTATGGGTAATCCTGATGCACCATTGAGGTTCCCAACTCCTGAGGCTTGGGATGAACAGTATGGTGATACCCATGACCCAATAACAGGTAAGCTTTTATCACGTACTGGTGTAAAAACATTTGATACATTAGAAGAGGCTAATGAAAACCTAGACATTGCAGTACCTGGAACTCGTGTAAATATATCAGGTAAAGATCATTATGTAGTTGCAAAAGAAGGAGAACTAGGTTATACTTCAGCAGACTTAACGGAGTATAACAATGAAAGTGAAATGGATGCTGCCTTTGATGCTTTACCCATTGGTGCTATTTTCACCGATGATGACGGTGATAGACGAGTTAAAACTAAGGAAAGAAAATAACATGGGTAGATATGATGCATATAGTAGCCCTCACTCAGATGAACAAGAGGCAGAGGTTACATCTGCAAGCTTACGTGAGGATTCAGTAACACAGCAATCTCTAGAAAAAGTAGAAGCTGGTACGTATAATACTTTGTATGCTAATGCTGAAGTAGGTGATACACCCTTTAGTGATGTGCGTGTTACTGAGATGACATTAGATGAACTGGTGGCTTTCTCTAAGCCAAGTGGTGAGTATGGTAAGTGGGTTAAGCCTAGGCTAGGCAAGGACACTAAAGCTCGTGCACAGGGTTTGACATCTACACCTATGGGTAAGTATCAGATAGTAGGCACTACACTAAGAAGCCTTATGAAGCAAATGAATTTACCGGGTGATACTGTATTTAATGAAGAGACACAGGACGCTATGTTTCTTTTCTTAGCTAATGATGCTATTAACAGAGGTAATGATTTAGATAGTAAGATAGCAAACCTGCGTGGTGTCTGGGAAGGTTTTAAAAATATACCAAAGTCAGATCTGGCTAAAGTAATACAAGAGGTGGGTGCTTAAATGTCTCAGCTAGAAACCTATGAAGAGTTTATGAAACGTACTGCTTCTCCTGCTCAACAAAACACAGAGGAAGAGGAAACATACGAAGAGTTTATGCAACGGACTTCTACTGCTCAAGATGTAAAGGGTCCAACGTATGGTAACTCTGAGGTCTTTGAAAGTGACATGCCAGAAGATCAGCGCCTAAAGAAAAAAGATCTGTATCAGTATGAAAACATAAACAAGATACGTAACTACATGACACGTAATAAGGGCGTTGATTATAAGACAGCTAAACCTGAAGATGTTGTTGAAGACTTTGTAGATCACATGCGTAAGTTTAATACGAACACTATCTCTACAGCAGGGGAAGTGATGTTTGTATCTCGTGGTTCTGCAGAGGATAAGGCTGCTGCAGGTGAGGCTTATCAACTATACGATCAACTAGGTAATGTTTTTGTTAATGATGGCTTCTTTGGTGCAGTTGATGGTGTTAAAGATTATGTATTTGCTGCAGTTACAGATCCTACTAACTACTTAGGAGTTCTTACTGGTGGTGTAGGTAAGGCTTCTGCGCTGGGCGTAACACAGGCTAGTAAGTTGGCAATAAAAAAAGCTGCATCTAATGCTGCAATGAAGTCAGCCAGATCAGGTGCAACTAAAGAGGCCGCTAAGAAAGCCGCTGAAGAAGCCAGTGACGCTATGGCTAAAAAGATGATAGCTAATAGTGTGAAAGGCAGTGCTGTTGCTAAAGCCTCTCAAGCTGCAGCACAACAAGCATATAGAGAAGCTATTATAAAAGGTTCCTCTGAGGGTATAGAAGCTTTTACTAAAGAGCGTATGAAAGCTGCTGGTAAAAAAGCAGTAGCTTATACTACAGCCTTTGATGCCTTTGCTGCAGCCATACAAACAGATGCTATACAAGATATTTACTTAGACGTAGGAGCACAGGATGAGTACAGTAAAACACAAACACTGTTCTCTACTTTACTAGGTGGCGTGGGTGGTGGATTACACTATATGTTTGGTAAATTTGAAGGTGCTTCAGGTTTAGGTTCATCTATGGCTGATCTTAATGCAAGATCTCGTGCTAAAGAACTACCCACTAAAGCTATAAATAATCTAGAAGAAAAGCTTAAGAAGTTAAAAGCTTCTAATGCTGACGCTAAACAAATAGAAGCTATAGAGAACAGAATTAAAGAACTTAAAAAGAACAACATAGGTTCTCCTTTGCTTAGTGCAACTGCACAGAAGTCAGCAGAGAAAGTAATAAAAGATAACTTAGATTCTTGGGCAGCTAAAGTAGAAAGAGGCACAAGTAAACTAGGTAATGATGCAATGCCTGAGGCTATGCTTGAGTCTATTATGTTTGGTTCAGATGGTAAGTCAGGACTAACTCAGATCTTTAAAGACAATGGTATTAAACTAAAACGTAGTGCTACTGTATCAGATGTAATGACTAATATAGTTAGGTACATGGATGAAGCAGATCTACAGAAATATTCTGCACAGATGTACGTTAAGTCAGGCATACACTTAGGAGACTTAGATGGTCTAGCTGTAGACATAGGCGATGTCATGGCTAGAGAGATAAGCAGAGCAGGTAAAACTCTATCTGTTATGTCTAGAGTTAGGCGGGTTGTAGATGGTGGGGTTGTAGCTGGTAATGAAACACTTACAAATGCATTAAACAATAAAGAAATAAGAGATGCTCTAGAAAGCGAGAATGCTTTAGCACGTAATGCTAAGCCATTTACTTATGGTCAGAACGTATGGAAGCGTTTACTTGTATCCTCACCTGCAACAACATCAGCTAATGTCATGGGCTTTGGTCAGTACTATGCTGGTCAAACTGTATCTGATTTGCTGACTAGTGGTGCTTTAGGTATAGCTTCTCTAGGTGCTGGCGGTAATAGGACTAAGATAGGCCGTGAGTTAGGTAGACAGTCTGATATTTATAAACAGATACAGATGCAGAAAATGCGTAACCTTTTAGACCCATTCACTACACATGATGTATATATGGACTTTTTAAATAAACACAAAGATGTTAAAGGTTTGTTATTTGAAACTGTAGGCGCAGCAGTAGAGCGTAGCTCAAAGCGTTATGGTATAGATGAAAGTAATAAGATTGTTTATGGTAAGTTTGGTATAGAAAACTTTACTGATGCTGCTATGAATATAACTGGTGTTCGCATACAGGATAGCTTTACTAAGTCACAAATGTTTATGACAGATCTAGATAAGTACCTAAGGTTAAAGTCTGATCGTACACTTGCAGACGTATTGCAGAAAGGTGACTTGGAAGTATTAGATGATGATGTTATTGGTGCAGCACTAGACACTACTATGAGATCTGTATTTTCTAAAGACTATACTACAGACGATCAGATGTTAGGTGGCGTAGCTAAGCTGGTAGAGCAAGCATCCAATACACCAGGCCTAGGAACTATCTTACCCTTTGGTAGGTTTATGAATAATGTTGTGGCTACGGCGTATCAGTGGAGTCCTTTAAGTTTCTTACCTGCAGCATCTAGAATTATACGTAAGAGTAAAAGAGATATAACATCTATGGAAGCTGTATCACGTTCTGTTGTAGGGTCTGCATCATTAGGTTTAGCTATGCACTACTCTGAGAAGCAAGAGGAAAAAGGATTAGCTTACAACGAAATAGATGCAGGTGGTGGTACTATTGTAGATGTACGTAACGTATTTCCCTTTTCATTCTTCTTAGCTGCAGGCAGAGCAGCCAATCTTAATCGTAAAGGTGAGCCTATTACTAAGGAAGTAAGAGAAGATCTACTTAACCAGCTTGCCATTGGTCAGGTTGCTAGAGATACACAGTTTGCTAATGACCTTTATAATGTGTTTGACTTTATAACAGGTGAAGAAGGTTCTCGTGAGGCTGGACTAGACTCTTTATATAAGAGTGCTGGTAACATAGGAGCAGGTTTCTTCAGACCACTTGATGCAGTCAATCGTGCTGTAGGGTTTATGACTGAGACTGACATAGCAAAAGATCCTAGACAGGCTCGTGGTGGTGCAGTGTTTACACAGCAAGCCACTAAATACTTTGATAATATCATTGAAGCTTTTATAGGGGAGACAGACACACTTACAGGCGAGCAACTTAGAGTAGCAACTCGTGAGGGTGAGATCTATGACCCTAACCCATTATCCCGCATCTTTGGTTTGACTGTGAAGAGAGGACGTACCGCTGCTGAGAAAGCTTATTCAATGGCTGAGATGAAGACATGGACAGCAGACAGTAGATCTAAGATGACTCAGTATGATAGAATTTTTAATAGTTCTATTGCACCTCTGTTAGAAACAAAGATGAGTAAGCTTATACAAGATAAACGATTTATAGAGGGTGACTTAAGCTACCGTAGGGATAGACTTAAAGCTGCGCTCAATGAAGCAAGAGGTACTATACGTGATCATTTAGATAGTACATCAGGTACAAACTTTATAGAACGTATGCGTTACAAAGCATCTACAAAGGGTAATAAACAACAGAGAGTAAAGGCTATGAAGTTTATGCAATCTAAGGGTGTGGAAGCTAGGCTAGAGGACTTTAACTTTAGAGAGTTACAGATGTACAACTCTTACATTGAACATCTTAATTATATAGCTAAAGGTAATTAACAAAAGAAGAGGGGGCCATGACAGCCCCCTTTTTTATTTTAGTCCTGTTACTTCTGCAGCAAACCTAGCAATAATAGCTGCATCATCTAATCGTTCAAGAGATCTATTCTTTATGCTTGACTCTTTCAGATTATTTTTAATGTGCCTCTGTGCAGGTGTGAGCAGAGTAACTAACTTATCATAGAACTCTCTTTGTTTAGCTTCAACGTGTCTCTTAGCTTCTTCTTCGATGTTCAATCTATGCTTCTTTTGGTATTTGAAAACAATATGTCTTAGCTGTAGCTGATGGTCCTGGTTTTGAATCTTCTAAACGTTTCTCCATTTTGGAACCAACCTCAACACAAGACGCATTATCCATAAACAAACCATTAAAGGCATGTACTTGTACCTTACCTTCAAACATCATAACTAACAGTAAAGCATACATCCTAAAACCAATTCTTCACTTGATCAATAATTGCTGGTCCATGCTCTGAAGCTAAGCTTACTACTTCACCAATAGCTGCCATACCGATAGTTGCTACTGCCATAAATTCAAAACCTGTCATGTTACTTCTCCTTTGGGTTTATGTTAAGTCTACTATTTCGCAAACATCACCAGTGCAAGCCATAGTCTGCATTGCTACCGTGTTATCTTCGCTTTCATACTCAGAGAGTTTAGACCACTCTATCTTCTCTGGCATCTCTGACAAGAGTACTTGATACTCTTCTTTATTGCAATCTTGATAAGGTGCTTGTTGATAAGTATGATCAGAGTGTGGCAAGAAAGACACACCACTCATCTCATCAAAGTACTCATACACAAATGCACCTACAGACATCCACTCTTCATCCCGTACTGAGATCGTTACGCTTGGCTTATGTTCGCACCAGTGACGTTGATATGTAAGCCATGTCTCTAGTTGTTCAATGGCAGTCATATCATTACGTGTGATAGCTCCTGATGGTGCCTTAACAGGGAAACTAAATACAGTTGTACTGTCACCCTTCATTACACATGGTTCATTAGGTACACCACTGTCCTTCATAAACTGTGTTAGCGGATCATTGTTATCACCCCTAACAGTACGGATATAATAGGAACTGTGGCGAGCATGTATGCCACTGGCACTATCCACCAGTTGCGAGACTGTGCCTGACGGTTTGACACATGTAATCGCAGCAGCAACAGGTATACCAAGACGGTCAGCCCATTCAGCATTAGTAGAAACAGCAATCCCACGAAGGTGTGCAAGGGTCTTCTCCAATCCTCTATTAGCAGAGGTCATCAGTGGGTTGTCCATTATCCCTGTAAGTGACACACCCAACAAACGCTCCTCTTCTGTGTTCTTGTTCCACACCTTACGCAAGTATGGAAACTTTGTGTAGGTGGATTGTATGGTTCCCAGAATCGTAGCCAAGCGAACCTTTCTTTCCAGATCATCAATAGTATCTGTGGCACGTACAACGCACTCCGTAAGATTACAGAACTGATACGGACGTAATATGATTTCGCTGCATGGATTAGTTCCAAACTCATAGTTAGGATCACGCCTATTATACTTCGCAGCTTGGTTCTTACTTGCTTGACGATTAAATACACCACGCTCTCCTGACTTACTTTCCACTAAGGACATCCACTCACGCATGAAAGTTTCCATGTCTGGCTTCTCAGTATATGCAGTAGAGTTGTTAGCTAATGCTCGCCACCCTGCAGTTTCCCACCACTGTCCTGACTTAGCGTGACGCATACGGTCATCTGACAAGTTAGACAAACTAATCATAGCACTACGTCTTACACCGCCTACAACAACGATCTGTCCAATGAAGCACATGAGATCGTGACACTCTAAGCTAGTAAGCTTACGCCCTTGTGCATTCTTGAATGTCTGTACAGCAAAGTTAAACAGTTCTACTAGAGGCGCTGGGCCACTAGCTCTACCACCAAACGTCTTAAGCCTAGCACCTGCAGGACGTACCTTACTTATATCCCACTTAGGAATCTCACCAGCCCATAGGAGTGCAAGCACTTGTCTGAAAGCTTTAGCCCAACCTTCCTTACTATCCTTAACGACAACAGTAGTCTCACTGTCAAACAACTCAGGAACCTCAGGGAGCTTAGTAATGAACTGACGCTCAACACTGAAACCTACACCAGTGCCACACAAGAGGATGAACATAGCCTCATCGAAGGACTTAGGGTCATCTACGGGTAGGTAGCTACAGTTATACCCTGCTGTATTGTCACGCTCAAGGGCGGGGCCAGCAGTCATCATAGCTCTCATAGATGGCATTACTTCTAGGTCTAGTATAGCATCACGTATCTTGTTTACGTATGAGTCCTTGCCAGCTTTAGGACGTACTACATTATCCATGTATCGTTCTACTGTTTCAGACCAAGACTCTCGCCCTTTACCATCACGGTACTTAGCGTAGCGAGACAGAGCGATAAAGCTTTGGTAGTCTGTTGGTAAATAGTTATCCATTATCTGTTGTCTCCTGATCCACCTAGAACCCCACGCTGCTCTCTGTCATCTAGCTTCTTCATATTCATTTCCATGATAGTCTTTAAGTTACCACCAAAGATGTTAGCTAAAGCTGTAGCATAAAACAATACATCACCTAATTCTTTTAGTACTTCTTCATCTGAGAACTTATTCTTATCACGAAATAGTTTCTTTACTTTCTCAGATACTTCTCCTGCTTCTCCTACTAAACCAAGAGTGTTCTCTACTAAACGTTCACGGCCCTTGGTAAATACTTTATCCTCTACAAACTGAGAGTAGAACCTGATAGGGTCATTCTCATACACTGGACTATTTTGAAACATATCAAAGTAACCAAACGCTTTTAAATCAGTTTCATTAATCAACACACTCTCTCCTTAATATTTAAGTTGTCTACCTCTACATCATCTATATCGTAGAATGTATTACGAATAAGATCATATATATCATCTACGTGAGCTTCTTCTAAAGCTGAGAATATATTGTTATCATCATCTACCTTTAGAACAAATGTTACACTAAACTTTCTCATTTGTGTGTGTCCGTCCACCGTTTTCTCATCCTCTGTAAATACCATATTGCTTTGTCTATATCTTCTAAACCATTCTTATACTCGCATCTCCACATATACTTTAGTACGTTAGCTGCATGTGGTGCTATAGATCCAGACATGTTCTCAGTCATAGCTTCTATTGCATCAATGCATTCAATACCAGCGTGATTGTAGTGTACTGGATTGTTTACTGCATCATGTGTGTTACTCATGCGTTACCCTGTGTTTTAGTAAATCTAGTTAAGCGTACAACTTTACCATTCGTACCCTCTACTTCTTCATACTCTGTTGTTCTGTCATTGTCAACCCCTATTAATTCATTTCGTTTTTCTTCTACTAAATCATATAAGTCTTCATCCGTTTGTGCCATCTCTAAGAATGTTCCCATAAGAGTAGCCAGATGTACAAGGTAAGCTATTGTTTCCTCATTAGATCTATTAGTTGGGCCTACTGATAAAGCTGTAGAAAGTTCACCTGACCACTCACCATACTCATCAAACTCTACAGGTCTTAGTAGTATAGCTACTTCATCATCTTTTAATGTGTAAGACATTACTCTATCCTTTTGTCTCCCTTGAAAGGGATGCGTTTTAAAGTTAAAACTTTTCCTTTTTCTTTAAGCCAGGATTCTGGTATGACACGATGCGCCCACATAAACTCTGACTTATCACACCAATCACAGTACCTACTCTTAGCACCCTTGTATAGCTTTGCTTTAGCATTACTAAATACAAACCTTATATCTAACTCTGGGTGTTGCTCTCGTACTGCTAGGTGCTTTCTTCTATCTTCACTATCAAATATACCCTTAGTCTCTATGATAATACCATTATCCAAAACAAAGTCAGGTGTGTATGTCCTGTAGCGTAGGTCTTCCCACTCTATCTTTAAGACTTCATACCTGACTTTATCTTGATTGTCTTTTAGGTACGCAGCGGTAGTTTTCTCTAAGCCACTGCGATACCGTCTAGAGCTATGCCGCCTCTTCGTTGTCATCTACTTCTTCATCTGGATTAAGTGATGCCTTTAAACGATTGGCTAAGATGTTACTTACAGTGCGAACACTGGCTAACTCATAGTTCAACTGCGTTTGTACAGTTGAGTTGTATTGTATCTCATTGATTAAAGCCTGTTGATCTTCTGAGAAATCTTCTGTCTCATATTCTACTTCATCAATAGTTACTTTTGTCATTATCTATCACTCCATAAGCTGACATATTCTACTGTTGGTGGTGTTTTCTTTCCACTGTATACCTGAGAAGGTAATGCTCTTAGTGTGGGCCAACACTTGTGCCTGTGTGCACAGAAGCCACACGTTTTACTTAGCTTGTAGTTGCCACTAGCCTTACCACGATATGTTTCTGGCTCAGCCTCAAAGCAACGCTCAAAGGGTTTATCATTGTCTAGGTAATCATAGGTATCCTCTATCTTTTGTAGTACTTCTTCTTTGTTTGCCTCAGAGGCTGACACGTACTTGAACTCACCATTAGCTTTGTTGACTACCCACCAGCCACCTACGCCTTTACCTGCAGCAGTAGCGTAGCCTACAAGCTGTGACACATAACCAAATGTATCACCCTTGTTTAGTGTATGGAAGTCTTCAAACTTATTAGTGAATGACCACGGTGAAGCAGACTTAACGTCATCTACTTTACCGTCTAGTACCATGTCATACTCACCACTAACCTCACCACCATTAGATAACTTTAGTGTTACCTTATCGTTGTCATCAAATGATGTACCTGATGCTCTGAGTAGTCCTTTGAATACAGCCTCAACTATATCACCAATGACCATGTTGATCTTGAATGATACAGGAAAAGGTTCTGCACCCTCAGGCTTATTCTTATCAAACCAAAGCTGACACTTAGGACGCCCAATGTTGGACATCCTCTTTTTAAATACTCTCTTCTCAGAGTTGAACTGCTTGTGCAGTGCATCCTTAATATCTTCAGCTACCTTATCAATAACTTCCTGAGACATACTTGCCTCATCACTGATAGACTTCCTTAGATAGGAATGCACTGCTAGTTCTGCAGGGTGCTGCATTACTCAAAGTCCTCTAGGTCTACGATGTTAGATACAATAGCTGCATCCTCAGAGCTTAGCTTAGCAGTGTGGTTTTCTTCCCACCTAGTTAAGATGTACTCATTGTTTTTCTCTACGTAGTCTAGGAAGTCAGCCAGTACATCATTGTCACCATCAGAGAAACCAACACGCTCACCCATCGATGCTACAATAGTTGCATACTTTACACCTGTAGGCATAGCTTGTACGTCACCTAAGAATGCAACGGTGTGCTCTACTGGTGAGATACGCTTACCCATAAGCTTACCTACTACACCATCAATAGACTTCAAGCTGTCACGGTTCTTGATGTCAGATACAAAAGGGATCTCTTCTGCATAGTTATCTGTGATAGGTCCACCATCTTCTGTGAATGGATCAATGACACGAGCCATACCCATCATCACCTTTACACGATTGACACTACGCATAAGATCCTTCATGTCTTGAGGCAGTGCATTAAAGTCTTTGACGTATCCTGTAGGACGCCCAAGGTTAAACGTACCTAAGGTATCTTTTAGATCTCCATTTAGATTAGTAGACATGACAGTTTTTTGGAATGTGTTGTTCACACTATCCCAACGCTGCCAGCGCTGACGTTCAGCAAACAGACGTACCTCTACCTCTCGTGCTAAGAACTCTTCATCCACACCCTTCTTAATCTTAAACACAGGAGATGATACAATCTTGTTAGTCTCTGGGCTGACCTCTTGTATTACTGTTGTTGTAATGCGGTACAGACTTGACTGTACCTTACTACCAGATGTACTAGTAGAGAAGCCCATTGCATCTGCTAGGTTCATGTTGTCCACATGTAGTGGTGCTAAGTTACTCATGTTGTTATTCCTTTCAACGTTAAAGAGACTAAGTTATACCATTAAACGTCTTTGATGTCAAGCCAATTCTTACCTATCTTAGCTTCTAATAGTAGAGGCACATTCATTTGTACATCATATGCTTCTTCTACTAACTGATTTAGATCTTCATTCAGTGAATCTATTGTTGCCAGTACATACTCCTTTTCATCTGGGTGTACATCTACTACCATAGAATCATGCACACTGTTTACAATACAAGACTGTAGCTTCTCAAGCCTAGCCTCTAGTTCAATAAGTACAAGGGGAACAACATCACCTGTTGCAAAGCCCTGCACTGGATAGTTCTTTATCATAGTGAAGTGAGACACACCACCATTAGGCTTACGTACTACATTAGGAAAGGCATACTGTCTGCCACTAACGTTTGTTATCTTGTTGAACCTAAGCGCCTCGTTAGCTAGGTTCTTATGCCATGCAGCTATACCCTCATACTTCTTATTGAAGTGCTCATAGTATGCTGCCTCTGCCATAGATCTACCATATCCAGTAGCTCCAAAGAGGGGAGCAAAAGTATGTTCCTTTGCCGCTTGCCTGGCAGTAGGCTGACCTGCATCAGTGATAACCTTAGCAGTGTAGGCATGTACATCAAAACCTGTGTCAATCTCTTGTATAGCTACAGGGTCTTGTGATAAGAACGCTGCGGCCCTGAACTCAAGCTGGGCAAAGTCAGCTTCCATAATGTGACCACCTTCCCATCTAGATATGAACACACGTTTTACAGGGAAGGTTCCCCCTCTTGGCATGTTTTGCATGTTGGGTTTACGTCCACTGAATCGTCCTGTTGCTGTGATGTGTTGGGTAAGTCCAACGTGGAGTAGACCATCTGGTTTAGTGTAGGTGGAAATACCATCCACAAAACTAGAGAGATAACTACTAATAGCACTAAGCCTTTTAACATCTGTAAGGAATTGTTCTGCATCTTTCATACCTTTTGTTTTTGCATTAGCTATAAGAACACCCAGCTTATCTTTACCTGTACTAAAACCATTAGCACTGACCCACTTCTTACTTGGTGCTCTGAACTGTAGACCTGCAACCTCACGTAACTCTTTTAGTTGGTAGCCTCTGGCGTTACATGCTGTGCACTTGTTAGGTTTCTTGTATGCTGTACCATCCTTCTTTGTTTTATATGTATGTCCTCTACCTTTACACTCAGGGCAAGTGACAGCAAACGTCTTAAGTATTAGCTTACTGTTACTCTCTACAACAGACTTAAAGTCTTGAGGTGTCTTAGCAAACTCAAATAGATCTGCCCATTCTTTCTTGTTGTGTATCTCTCTACTAAAGATAACCTGTGATAGTTGCTCTGGGCTGTTAAGGTTTACGGGTGTGTCTCCCATGAGTGTTCGCACTTGTCGTTGCAATCGTACTGTAATGTCATTGTGCTCTCGCTGGAACTCATCTCTAACGTGTTCAAGGGCGGTTCTATCCACCCTGAAACCACGCATGTACATTCTGGCGAGACACTTGCAGGTGCGGAAGGTAATGTCTCTGACGTTATGTAGAGAGGCGCTGGCAGGGGTTTGATAGTCTGCTTCAAGGGCTTTGTACAACTCGCCAGTAGTGCGTAAGTCATACTCAAGATAATGACTAAGCTCATCCAGAGGTATCTCATTTGTGTTGTATCCTTTTTTATAATATTGTTTTAATGTATCATCCTTCTGGTACTCTAACTGTCTGCGCTGGGCGCACTGCTCTAAGCTAAGTAAGTCCTTCTGTCCACGTAACAATAGATACTCAGACAGCATAGTGTCATAAATGTCACCATCATACTTGAAGTCATTAGCCCATAGCCAAGTAAGATCATACTGTGCATTGTGCATAATCAACAGAGTAGTGCTATCTAAGATACTCTGTAGCGTAAACTTATTAGCACCATCTATATCCTTAGCCTCTGCATGGTCAAAGCATAACAACTTCTTGTCATCAGTATCCAAGCACAGTACACCCACCTGAGTCAGTGTATTGCTGGCCTCAAAGGGATCGTTGTGTATCTTACCATCACGTAAGGTGATAGAGTTTTCTACATCTAGAACTCTTCTCATACTGTGTACCTTGATCTAGAACCATCTAACTCACAGTGTATAACACCATGCCAGCCACCCTTAAGTTTATTTTTAGCTACGTTAATGTGTCTCTGTGTGTCTTGCTCCTCTTGTCCTTCTACCTGTGGGTTCTTAGAAAGCAACAGCATCAGGTCACTCTCTGCTGCCTTGCCTGTCTTACTACCTTCCATCATTGATTGATCTACAAACACTTTACCTTCTGCATCAGCAGACAGTTGTGACATCCACAAGATAGCACAGTCATACTGCTTGGCTATGTTACGTGCATGTATCGCTGCTTCCTTTAGATAAACGTGTGACTCAGAGCTACCCTTACTGGCGAACTTATCACCCATATCGAGCACCAATATGTCAGGCTTATAAGCTTTGACTAGAGCCTCTACCCAATTCATATCTTTACCTGTGCTGTCCTTGATCTTGATGTTGTCATACACTGGCTTGTAACGTGATGCAGCTAGGGCATAGTTACCTTTGACTTCTTCCATAGACATGTTAGATGCAGCACTCAGATACCTAGCACCAACACGATCATATGATTCTTCATTGCACAGCACGATACACTTAGCACCCTGCCTAGCAAAGCCACCCTCAGAGGCAATGATAGAGGCATGGAAGGATGTCTTACCTGTGTTAGGTCTAGCACCAATTAGTACCAAGTGACCACCTGACACACCCTCTACCTTTCTCTGTAGTGTAGGAATATTAAACTGCCACTTGGCCTGGATGTCAGACTTCTGTAGTAGTGTATCAATAGTTATATCACCCCAGTCTACCTTTAAGTTAGGCATGAAGTCATCCTGATAGTCAGAGATAAGCTTACGTATAGGCTCTAGTGTACTCTCTAAACCATTGACATACTTGAACCCTATGTTAGCTATCTTCTCACCTACTACCTGCTGAAACAGTTTACCTAAAACTTCTTGAGCAATAGAGTCAGACATAGGTTTCTCTTTGTATATCTTTCTGAATAGATCCTTGTATGCTTCCTTGTTAGCTGTGGTCAGAGTATTACGTGTAAAGAACAGTGACTCTAGTTCTGCTGGTGATAAGTCCTGCTCATATGTTTGCATAGCGTAGTCTAGTGTACGCTTAATGATACGTACATCTTTAGTGAACAACTCATCAGGAGTACGGATGCCTTTGTTATTATCATAGAACTCCTTGTCCATCAGTGTTCTAATAAGTGCTAGTTCCATTAGCTATCATCCTCTCTTGTGCTCTCTTACGTTCATCTTCATCCAGATCTCTTATAAGTTTATGTTCAGTTATAAACTTTTTAAGAGTGTCTATCTCTTTATCTTTCTTTCGTACTTGCTTTGATAGTAAATCAATTTCTTTCTTCTGTTGCTTAATCTCCCAACGCATATCTTCTATTGTTCCAGCCATACTCATTGTGATATTCCTTATTAAGATCCAATGTATTGTTTATAATCAACTACACGCCCTGTGTTCCACCTTGTAGCCTCTGCCTCTGCTTGTTCTTTAGTGCTAAAGATATGTACTTCTGTGTCATATGTCCAAGGATCTTCCTTACGTACAAAAGTATACTCACCTTCATCAACTTCAATCTCCACTGCGTACATCTTTACTCCCTTCTGTTTCTAAGCCAGCCTTAATAAGTGCAATAAACCCTGCATTAAAGATACCTGCGAATGTCTCAGGGTCACACTCTACTTGTAGTGTAGCACTACCATCTTCATGTTCTTCTATCTCCGTTACTTTAACTGGTTTGTTAATGTATTCACTCATAGTTTATTCTCCTACTATACTTACGGAACCTTTTATTGTATGCACGTTTGATCTTCTTTACCTGTCCTGCTTTCCATCGTAGGAACTTACGTGATTTACTTAGGGCATCATACTCATCACCGCCTTTCATAGGTATACGTTTATTCATCCCTTAATGCTACCCATGACACAGGGAATAGATCTTCCATTTTAAGGCTAATAGCCCACGCTACCTCTGCTGTCTCTGCTTGTGTGTCAGGCGCACAGCGAAGCTTACACATGTCAGCAAATGCATCCAAGCTACCTGACCAGTACCACTCAGTCATCATGCTCTGTGGCAGCACCATACGGGCTTGCTCTGGGCATACATCACTGTTAATCATAGCATCATAAAGATCACGAACTGATTTATATACATCTGATGTCCATCTACTAGGTTTACCCCTTATGTTGTCATAATGTGTATGTCCTTCTATGGAAAGATCAGGGTCAGGAATTATCCAATGCAACATATCAATAATATTTTTACTAGACCCCTGCTTCTTATCTTCACTACGTCCACGCCATACATCAGGTAAATAGAACTCAGGCTTCTCATCCACATACCTACGGCTGATCTCATTCCAGCGTAGGAACTTATGCTTGACTAGCTGCCTAGCTACAAAGACTGGTGCTTTGATGTGGAAGCTGGCAAAGCAATGCCCAAAGGGGCTGATGTGCTTATGCTCTGCAAGATAGCTGATAAGCTTAGCGTCCTTGTCTTTCAACTTAGGTGGACCCCATACGTCACTCGTATCCATCTCACTCTGCTTACCAAAACTTACACGAGCAGCATTAGCTACTGTCAAGTCAGTACCCATGTGATCTATGTATGTTGCTTCAATCAAGTGTCAACTCCTGTAATACTTCTAGTGCTTGCTCTTCTGTTATCTTAAACCATTCACCTTTACGTTCACCCTTATGGTCAGCTATCTTGTGTGCGTCACGCTCAGCCTTATTACGATCATCAAAGTAAACTGAATGGATCAACTCATAGTCACGCATAGGTGAGCTTGTCTGGTAGCCGTTAAGCCTATCCTCTGCATCAATAGCTTTACCAATCTTAATCCAGTCAGGCCATGCAGCATTACGGATAGCGTACACATAACCCTCAAGGATCTGCTTGTCCTTCTGCAAGGCACTGAACGCTGCGTCACCAAAAGATTTATAACGTCCTGGTTTATATAATGGGTGTGACTGTGGGATGTACTTACCGTTTACCCACATACGATTCTTGTTACTACCTTCATTGTACTTATCGTGGCAATCTTTACATTGCTTTCTGCCGTACTTCTTCCACCCTTCTTGCCAGTTGTCATCAGTAAGTTCAACACCACAACTTTTACATGTATCAATCATCACTGTATTGTCCAACATCCATGTCTCCTTTATGCTTCTCTTTCCGTTTAGGTTTAGGTTTCTTCTTATCAGGTACAACCTGCTGCCTATACTTAGGCTGACGTAAGTCCTTAGCCATTGGGTTCTGTTTGTTCTTGTGCTCCTGTTTCATAATCGACCAACTCTTTAAGTCCTTTCATGTCTGCTTCACGTTCATACTTAAGGTCATCCTCTAGGCTCAGTACCTTACAAGGTAGACCCGTCCATAGTTGTAGCTCCCTTCTGTACTCTAGTGTCTTACTTAATGCATCAGGATCTAGTGCTACGATAACAGCCCTAGCGTTGTCAGCTATATCAGTTTTGTGTTCCTCTGTCAAGCTAGTACCTAGTAGAGCATAGCCAGTAGTATTAATGAAAGACCTAGCCACAGTGATAGCACTGATGACATCCTCTACTATAACGTATACCCCATTAGCATCACCCATAGTTCTTTCGTAGTGCTTGGCAGTACCACTGTATCTGTACCACTTTGGTATAGCTCCATCCAATGCTCTGCCAATAGCATCAACTAATTTGTTCCCACTATATATAGGGAACACTGCACGTTTATCTTTTACATCAAATAATAAAGTCTCATTTTGCAACTTACTCCACCGCTGCTTAAACCTACGCATGTGTCCATTAGCAGGGTCATCATTAGTTATGTGCTCTGGATAAACAAAGCTATCTAACTCCTTGTTTTTACTGTACGTTTCAACCAGTGGTTGTACAAAGTAAGACTGTAGTTCCTCATGTGTCATAGCAGAAGAGAACTTACCAGCTAGATCACACGATAGTTTATAGCAGTTGTACACTACACGCCCATCAATCTTACTGGCAGTAAATGTATTCTTGCTACCACATTTAGGGCAAGTCTTACGTATAGATTCACCATCAGATAGGTCAAGATCTCTTACATAGTAATCCATCACTGCTTCTCCTTGTATGCACTGCGCTGGGCTAATGCTTCTGATGCACCAGTATATGTATGTTTTATGTAAGGTGTCAAGCTATTTATGTTTGAGTGTCCACTAACCTGTTTGATCTGTGTTATATCTACACCAGCCTCAACCATCTCAGTAATAGCTGAACGCCTCATGTCCATAGCTGTTAGTTCATCTGGTAGCCCTGCAGCTTGCTTGATGTCATTGACGTAGCTGAATAAGTTATCCTTTCTGTATGGCTTGTATGCCCCATCACTAGGCTTTATCTGTGGTGCTACGTATGGCTGGAAGCTAAACGTATCGTGCTGTTGTTTAAGTACGTGCATCAATGGATCACTGATAGGCAGGTGTACCTCTGCACCACGCTTGCTCTGTGTAATGTCGCACCTCTTCTTGTCTAAGTCTATGCAATCCCAAGTTAGTAGTCTCATGTCACCTATACGCTGGCCCCACTCGTAAGCCATCTGTACAATCAAACCAATAGAGCGCCACTTAATATCACTGTAGGCTGTATCTAAGAACGCATACACTTGGTCAGGCTCCCACAGTACCTTACGCTCTGGGTTAGTCTCTCTGTCCATGTGTGGTACTGGATTAAGTATACGTAGGCCCATACCTATAGCCTTGTTAAGGATGATAGACATGATAGCTGCGATCTTGTTAGCTCTGTATGTTCCTCTCTTTAGCCACTCTTCATAGGCACCCTCTGCCTTAGGCACAGTGATGTCACGTAGTCTTACGCTACCTAGTGAGGCACGTATAACTTTAGTGCATGACTCATAGTCCTTCTGCGCTGGGCGGGATAGCTTTAAGAATGCATGACTGTCTAGGTAGTAGTCTAGCAAGTCAGCCATCCTAGATTTATCTGTTAGTTTGTTTGTCTTTTTAGCTACCACTTTTTCCTCACTTTCCAGTAGACCCAACACTCTAAGCAGTGACCCTGACCTATGAATAGATCGATGAACCACACAACGTTGAGCCTACCATCTTTTTTCCATTGCCAATTCCTGGCTGAGAATGTTTGGTTATTGCTACCGCCTAGTAGCACATTGATAAGAACACTAAAGGCGGTAAGCACTCGCTTAATATACATCAATCATCTCTGTTGTTGTTGCTCCCTCTAGCTAAGAAGTAGATGAAGCCACCCACATAAGCTATCAGGAAGGGGATTACTATCTGTGAACCTGCTACCATAACGGGTAATACATTTCGCCACTGTCAATCATTTGCTTAACGTGCTGTATGTCTTCACGCATAGCATCAGCAGTAGCAAAGTCACCTAGCCAGTCTGCGTCATCAATCTCCCGCTGCAGATCATTATGGTAGTCATTGATAGGGATAAGTAAATCATTATATGCCATTAGTTTAGTCTCCTATATTAGGCGTTTACATACTGATCGTGGTTGATGTAGTAAGACACACCCATCTCGTAACCATCTTCATAGGCGTACAATTCAGTCAATGCATCAGATACCTTGCGTACCAACACCAGCTTATCATCATTAGATAAACTATCACAATAAGTAAAGTTTACTGGAATAGCTGTGACTACTTTCTTATAGCTTCGCCAAACAGGAACGCCTGACTCATGTATTTCATCTGTCTTCTCGTGTATGTTTTCATATACAAAGATCACTGCATCATTATGATCCCACACTTTTACTTCTACTGTTTGGTCTTCAATAATCATTAGGTAGTCCTTTCTTGATTGCTCTTATTAGTTGCACGATTAGTATGCACTGAACATATACTATAGTCAGTGTAGCTGTGTCAATAGCCCCGCTGTCCATCCCTATACTAGTAACGATAACAACACTGAATAACATCAGGAAGTACGCAAGCATAGGGGAGAACAGTACGAATAGCATAGTCTTAGTCCATCCGTGTTACGAAGTACTCACCACTAGGCAAGGGTAGTGCAAGCATAGCGTACTCATAGAAGTACACGTTGCCGTTGGGCGTGTTCATCTTACCTATGTAGGGCAGGTCAGGGTCTTCTGGATAGCTGTATGTACCATCATCTTGTACGTCACCCTTGAATTGGTACAAGCTACCAAAGCCATAGCGTTCAGTCATAAAGCCTACGATGTCCATGTCCTCACCTAAAAGGTTATACTCACGTACCCAGTAAGGTAATATACCAAGCATCTCTTGTAACATTCCAGGATCTGCATCAGGGAAAGCTTTTGTGTTGATTGTTAAGTTCATTGTGTTAGTCCTTTCATTATGTGTGATACTACGTCAACGGTCCATCCATTGCCAAGCATTTTGTACCGCTGCGTATTTGATACGTGGTCAGTGTAGCCCTCAGGTACTGTCTGTAAACGCTCGCACTCTAGCGGTGTTAGCTTGCGCCATGTCATACCTTCATCGTAGGTAAGATGATTGTTGTGTTGCCACGATGATGTGCTTATTGTAGGTGTCTTACCGTCCTGTGCTTTGAGTCCTCCTTTGTTAAATCCTCTACCCTTCTGTAGTATCTTAGGTTGTAGGTGTCCACCATCTTTGCTAAACACTAGCTGTCTACGATGCTTCTCAAAGTATGACTTTAGGTTGCCACCCTTGAAGTAGTTAGCGTCAATGCAGTGTGACTTGTCACGGTCAACATGTCCATCTTCTAAGATGTCAGCAAGTACAATACCTTTGTCATCAGGTAGCTTATCTACTGGAATGTTTGTCCAATAATATCGCTGTCTATTCTGAGCAGACACTAGGTTACTGTTGATAAAGATAGGCTCTACGCCCAGCGCCTCAGTGATAACGTTCATGCTTTCCTTCTTCATCTTGACGTTCTCAAGTAGGAAGTACTTAGGCTTGAGTGCCTTGAGTAGCCGCACATATTCCCAGAATAACTTACTGCGTGGATCATCAAAGTTAAGTTGCTTACCTGCAAAGCTAAAGCCCTGACACGGTGAGCCACCGATTAGTATATCAATATCTGGCAGACTGTCAGGATCTATGGCAGTCACATCACCTAGCTGAACTGTCTCTGGAAAGTTAGCTTGTGTTACTTGTACAGCGTACTTGTCAATCTCCGCTGCAAAATAATTATCGATTGGAATGCCTGCCCTTTCAAGGGCAAGCTGTCCACATGACATTCCGTCAAATAGTGATAGTACGTTCATGGCTATGATACCTTTTCTTCTGCTCCAAATAAACGCTTGGCTGTGTCATCATCAATAATATACTTCTGTGTAGTTGTCAAGTCCTGCACTACCCACGGACGCTTACGTGCTCTAGAGTTGTAGCTTACAAGTGACACCCTCATGCCTTGCAGTAATGCAATCTTGCTTGTGTCAAAGCCCATGAGTGAAGCCATCTGTTCAAGGTCTTGCTCATCCCTAGACTTAGCGCCATCAATCAATACCTTGACTTTGTAGGTAGCTTCACCGTCAGTGAATGAGCAGTTGCCTACGTTAATAGTCACACCATGTATACCTGCGTTCTCTAACGCTTCTTGCATGGCTTCACGAATCTTACGGGCTGTTGGTTTGTCAAACTTCATTGTTCTATATCCTTCTTGATTGCTTGCAGTGCATTGATTAGACCGTCAACAGTATCATCAAACCTGATGGGGTCATAGTCTTCGCAGTGATGTAGATCATCAATGTCTGCAATCTCTTGTGCGTTTATAAAGTCACCCTCAGAAGTACGGCTCCAATGTTGGGCGATGGATATGGTGCGCCCGTTATGACGCACCACGATGTTATTGAAGTCTAGCTTAGTCATCTGACATTACCCTGCGAAGTGGCAAAGCTTGCGCTCTGTGTTACGGTTAGGGTTACGCTCAATGTAGATGGTACGCTTGCCAAAGTGTACACCAGTCATACACTTGGTAGTGTTGACCTTGAAACCACGGCTTAATGTTTTACGCTTGCGTGTCAAGCCCTTGAGTCCAGCGAAGTTAAAGCGGAACCCTTGAGTGCCATCATTGAGAGGCTTAGTAGCGAATAATACAAACATGATATGTCTCCTATGTGTGTTTGTGTTTCTCTGTGTTTAAAGTTAGATCATAGTTTAATCAGGCTGTCAATAAGTTTTTTTAACAGCCCAAAACCGTTGCATAAATATCACAGCCGCAGCTTTCTGCGCCGTAATTCATCTGTGAATGTCCAATATTGATCAGCGTAATAGTTTTCCTTTTCTGGGTTCCACCCTCGCATGGCATCTCGTGCTTCTGCACAATCATTTATGATGTATTGCAAGGCGTCTACATCACAATGCTTAGCTTGCTCTTCCCACTTTATAAAATCATGTTGCGTTGTCATCTTATTTCCCTTTCAAGTTTAATTTATGTTAAGCAGTTTGAACTTGATAATCTGATACTTCAGTTAATAGATACTTGCCATTGTCAGCGTCATGATATCTGGAAATGTAAGACTCTTCTGATACGTCAACAACATGGAAGCACTCATAACCTGCCGCAAGCATGTCATCCACATAGGTATCAATTAAGGCGATTTCATCATCATGAAGATAAGAAGAGTCAGCGTTGACAAGATATACAGCCCAGTGAGTAGGTAAAATAAAATCTTCAATTTGCATTGTATTTCCTTTCTATAATGTTTGTGTTTTTACTGTTTCAAACGTAGCGCCAATTGTAAAGAGTGACGCTACGTCACTTTTGTTCTAGTGCAAAGGGTACGAGATATTGTCAACCGTCTTAGACCAGCAAGCACGGCAATCGCCACAGTGACCAAAATCTTGCTCTTTCTTTTGTTCTCTTGTCATATCTTTGAAAGCTTGCTCTTCAATTACTTTTGAATTCTTATTGGTTCTATATGCTAAGCAAGCTTTACCGTGTATTGTTTCGCCTTTACGGTGGACGGTGGACGTATTAGCATGACCAGCAATAGGCTTATCGCTTATCATTGTAGCACTAACACGGATGACTAGATTGCTAGGCTCTTGTCCGTATTCTTTGCGGTAAAGCTTCACAAGCTTTGCTTCACGTGTAGGCAACCAATGCTTTATTTCTGGTGTTCTTTCTGCTGTCAAAACAATTGCACGCAACATTGCAACAGACTGTAAATCACCACTGTCAAACCAACGGTGAAAGTTTACGCCTAGCTTTTTGCATCCCCTTTCTATTTGAAAAGCTTGCATCTTAGCCCAAAGCTTAGAGTTTTCTTCAATCATTTTAACCGCTTTGAATAAATTGTTTGTCCAGCCAGTGTCAACGGAAGGGCGAAGCTTTTGAAGCTTAAGAGCATAACAACGAGAACATGTAGAATTTTGAACATTGACAAGCTTGCCACCTACATTGCAATGCTTTGCGCTGATGGCAAATGTTGTGCTTGGCATCTTAGTGTTGCCAAGTGATACCTTGCCGCTGTTTTCAATTGCGCTTTTTAATGTTAGCTTTTCCATCGTGTTTTTCCTTTTTTGTAAACGTTTATATTTTTGCACAGTCAACGCCGTGAAACTCATAACTATCTATAAAAATTTTATTCTCACAAGGTAGCATTAGGTAAGATAAATGCTCTTCAATTTCCGCATATATAGCAGGTTGAAAAGAAACGTTATTTTTATTTAACTGGTGATAAGTACGGATCAAAGATTTAATTAATTCAATTCTATCAATATTTAACATTTTGTTTTTCCTTTTGTTTGTCCGTTGTTTCTGTTTTGCCTTGCCCTTGATTTTATGGAGATCTAAAAATGTGTCAACCCATAAAATATAAAAAAATTACTTTTGTGTAAGTTATTGAAAATACACAATAATAAAAAAAGTTTCTTAGGTAGAACAAGCCATGTTCATCTTTAAGCTGCGTTCGCCAGGCTAACACAACCTAGGGGTGTACTGTGCAAGCTTAGCTATGGGGTGGGGTGTTTTGTGATCACATTCTAGGGTGGCTTGGTGGTGTTGCTATTTGTGATCACAAAGTTGTGCATCCACTACTGATTTGTGATCACACTCTTGAGAATTGAACGCTTGTTCATTTAATTACGTTAAGACAGACGGCATATCAGTCTTTTTATGTAACAAAAACAAACACTTGCTAGTCTAAATCATCACCAAAAAAGTAAATCTAAAAAGAAAAGCATCAATGTTCCTGTTTTGCGCTGCTTTTGTTCGCTGTTTGTTCCATCGAGGGGCGGGCGAGGGCCACCGGGGGGTATGGCGTATATATATACACACTCTGCAACACACGGGGTTTTTACTTTTGAGCACTACATCTTGTATATGTACTACCTAGATTGTCTATAAAGCCATAACATGTAAGAAAAATATACAAAGTGACGTAACGTAACTACTTGACAAAGGTGTTTTTTTGTGTAAAACTGCGTAGCAGTAGCAGCCTAAGTTAAACTATAAGTTAAAACTTAAAGAATTGGACATAGGATAGTTAAACTATACAGTTATAACTTAAGAAATAGAACAAAGATAGTTAAACTTATAGTTAAACTATACAATGTTTGTATTTTTATAAAATAACTATTGACATGTACATAGAAATAGTCTACTATTGTCTTATAACTATAATAAAAATAAACTATATAGTTAAACTATAGTGTTACAACCACATAAAGTACTGCTCTCTCTTATGTGTCTCCTCTCCTAATGTACTAACATGCGGTTGTAACACTTTTTTTCTCTTTTAATAAAATAAGACTTGACAATGTACAGAAAACCAGTACAACTATATGCAAGTGAACGAGTCATTGAAGACTTTTACGAAGCTATAGCATCAAATAACACACGTATACTAAACAAAGTTCACATTCCTAAGTCAGATGTGTTCTATGTACGTGAAGCTATGTACAACCGTACAGGAGAATGGTACAGTTTAGACCATGTAGAACGTGCTATGTACATGGAAGGACATTTACAACGTCACGAGGTCTTAGACCCTGACAGAGAACGAGGCTACGGAGAGTAATGGCTACAACTAAAGATGTAGAACGTTTGCCTAGTGGGAAGTTAAAGTACCGTGGTGAAACATATCCTGGTTATAACAAACCAAAACGGCTATCGGGTGAGGCTAAGAAGTCTGCTGTGTTAGCTAAGAAGGGCAGTGAAGTAAAAGTTGTACGTTTTGGTGATCCTGACATGCCAATCCGTAAAGATAACCCTGGTGCCCGTAAGAACTTTAGAGCTAGACATAGTTGTGACACAGCTAAGGACAAGTTCACTGCTCGTTACTGGTCATGTAAAGCGTGGTAATGTAATATGGCTGATCTTAAGCTTCCTGTAGCCCTTGTAGTAGCTATGGCTGTACAGCTTGTAGCTGCTGTGTGGTGGGTATCCAAACAGGCACACACTATTGAGATACTACAGCAGGATGTAGTTGATATGAAGACGTACATGAACTCTATGGATATAGATCTAGAGGCTCTTATAGAGTTTGCTACGTTTACTGAGAACAGATGGGCTGAAGAATACAGTGATGATCTAACGTATCAGAGATATTTTGGTACAAGAGAGCCTGTAGTAGAATGACTTTAATATCTCACTTTCCTTTGCCTAGTATGCCTTTTCAGACTCACGATAACATAGTCTTTGAGAAAGCTGATAAGGACAGGTCTAGTAGAAATAATGAAGAGTTTAAGCCAGAGCAACCTAACAAGGTAACTCCTGACACACCAGTAGAGGACTTGAAGTTAGTCAATCAGATGTACGCATATAATCCTAATCCTAACAAGCTGCGTACCCCAGATGGACAGATAGTTGACTTTATTATAGCTTGACTTTTATTTTAATATGGAGTATATTACACGGCATGTAAGCTAGGAGAACCTGTATGCCGTATCTACAAAGTAATATACCTTATTTTAAAGCATGGGTAAGGCGTGAGTATACGCACAACATGAGTGCATACCACGGTGAGTTTTTACATTGTATGGTTGTAGCTGTAACTACGATGCCTAATCGTACACTGAGCTTTCAAGTTATATTTACGGGGTGTGAGTCAGACTATGATGAGTCTACACCTAATGTACATGGTGGTGCAATGTGGGCTAGGATGCCTCTTACAGCACTTGTAGCTGATACACCTTTAGAGGACTGGCCTGAAGAGTTACCACCTTATATGGCCCAGCCGTGGGATTGTATGTCTCACAGTCACTCTGTATATAAGTTAGAACGTGCAAGCCCAGCGCCGTGGATAGCTAAAGTAGATGGGGAGTTTTACCCTTGTAAGTATTACTTCACAGTTGACTACACAGACAGTGAGGTAGCTGATGACCCTGCACAACACAAGCAGTCACATGTGCTTGAGTTACTTGATGCAGGTAACTACACAGGTAACATAGTTGCGTTACCCAACAACAGAGTGAGAGTAACTCACCCAGCGTGGTTTGAAGCAGGAGAAGGTGCACCTGACTTTAAGCCTAACCAGCACACGTATCACTCTAAGCAGGACGTAGAATACGTATGGGATACGCAACGAGTGTTTAACAATTTATACAGTGAGGCAGACTACGATGAAGAAGAATGGCATGAAGAAAAAGGGAATGGCTAAAGGTGGAGCCATGAAGAAAAAAGGATACGCTGCTGGTGGGGCTTTAAAGGAACCTACAGCTAAGCAAGCTGGTGTAAAGAAGTTACCTAAGTCTGTACGTAATAAGATGGGTTACATGGCTAAGGGTGGTATGACCATGAAGAAGAAGGGTTACGCTATGGGTGGTATGACTGGTGCATATGATCCAGTTAAGGCTGACATGCAGCGTCAACAAGGTATGATGCAACAATCTAAGCCCCAGCCTATGAAGAATGGTGGTAAGACTAAGAAGAAGGGTTACGCTGCTGGTGGTAAGGTTATGTCTTACAACTTGGGTGGTATGGTTAAATCACAAACTAATAACCTCAAGAATAAGAAGTAATACTAGATGCCAGATCTAAGTAAGTCAAAGTTTCATACACAGGGGTACACTATAGCATCTACTTCTGCAGATGCCAGTGCTACTGCTGTGTATACTTGCCCTGCTAACTTTAGTGCTATTACTAGGTATCTACACATTAGTAATAACAACACATCCACTAAGAAAGTCTATGTACAGTTCTACCATGCTGAAGATAATGCGTATCACTACATAGCTAATGGACTGAGTATGGCAGGTAACTCTGTAGTTAATTTGGTTAATGGCGGTTACTTTAATTTACATTCAGGTGATAAGATTATGGTATATGGTGAAACAACAAACACTATGGAAGTGATTGTTTCAGTAGAGGAATACTTTGATCCTAATCGAACTTAATACATAACGGGTATGCAAACTTGTATGTAGTACTCTGACATAAAATGTGTATAACTACTCCTGCACAATTAATAAAGGAGTAGTGCGATATGTTTAAAAAGTTAATGAAGCGTATTCAAGACAGTCAACAACGCAGGGCAGACTACTGGATTCTTATGAATCTATCTGACAAAGAACTGCACGATATGGGGATAAGCCGTGGAGAAATCAGGCAAAAAGTCTACGGTTAATGCAGCGGGTAATTATACTAAGCCTAGTATGCGTAAGCGCCTTGTTGCTTCCGTTAAAGCTGGCGGGAAAGGTGGAAAGCCCGGACAATGGAGCGCCAGGAAAGCTCAGATGGTTGCAAAGCAATATAAAGCAAAAGGTGGGGGATACAAATGATTACTAAAGTAAAATCGTATATTAAGCGTATTATTTGTGCTGTACTTAATCGTAAGTGCGAATGTGGATGTGAGTGCTGATAGTATGGCACTAGCTAAATCTCAGAAGAGCTTAAAGTCTTGGGGTAAGCAGAAGTGGAGAACCAAGAGTGGAAAGCCATCTACGCAAGGCTCAAAAGCGACAGGTGAGAGATACTTACCTGAGAAAGCTATTAAGTCTCTTAGTTCTTCTGAGTATGCTGCTACCTCACGAGCTAAACGAAAAGGCACTAAGGCAGGTAAGCAGTTTGTGGCTCAACCTAAGAAAGTTGCAAAGAAAACCAAAGCCTACAGGAAAGTAACATGAAGCGTAATCTTACAGAAAACCAAGCTAAATTTCTTGAAGTGCTTTTTGAAGAAGCAGGTGGTGATGTTGTACGTGCTAAGAAACTAGCAGGATACAATGAGGGTTCATCAACTGCAGCTATTGTTGAGTCTTTAAAGGATGAGATATTTGATGCAACTAAAACGTATATGTCAAGAGTTGGTCCTAAGGCTGCAGTTGCATATGCCTCTGCTTTGGACGATCCTACCCAGCTAGGCATTAAAGAAAAGATGATGGCAGCAGGGCAGATCTTAGATCGTGCTGGTGTAGTTAAAACTGAAAAAGTATCTGTAGAGTCAAGTGGTGGTTTATTTATCTTACCACCTAAAAACAGTGAAGATGCTGACGTTTAGAAAAGAAAGACCTCTAAACTATGCGTACTGGATGCTACCTAAAGTACCACTTAAGGTTAAGCTCTGGCAGCGTATACCAAGAGTAAGCCAGTACATACCCTTTGGATATGAGGTTGACCCAGAAGATAATGAATGGCTAAAGCCTATACCAAAAGAACTAGAGCTATTAGAGCTTGCAAGGAAGCACGTAAAGCAATATACTTTAAGACAGGTTGCAGCGTGGCTTACTACTCAGTCTGGTAAAAGTATAACACACGATGGGTTGAAGAAGAGATTAGATGTCGAAAGAAAGCGAAAAAGGCTTACTACAATTAAGCGCCAGTATGCCCAGCGGCTCCAAAAAGCGTTACACCAAATCGAAATCCTCGAAAAAGAAAGAACAGGCTACTTCATCTACGAAGAAGACAGTGATACAGAAGACCAGCCCAGCGCAAGTTAAGCATGAAGAATATGACGTACCAACGGCACAGAACGTAGTCTTTCAGCCAAACCCTGGCCCACAGACACAATACCTAGCGTCTAGTGAACGTGAAGTACTTTATGGAGGAGCAGCAGGAGGCGGCAAGAGCTACGCCACACTAGCAGACCCCTTAAGGAACATGAACAGTCCAGACTTTAGTGGGCTGTTGGTACGTCATACAACAGAAGAACTAAGAGAGCTTATACAGAAAAGCCAAGAGTTGTACCCTAAGGCTATACCTGGAATTAAGTGGTCTGAGCGTAAGAGTCAGTGGACTACGCCTAGAGGTGGCACATTATGGATGTCATACTTGGACAGAGACACAGACGTTATGCGTTACCAAGGACAGGCGTTTAACTATGTAGCGTTTGACGAGTTGACGCAGTGGCAGTCACCCTTTGCGTGGAACTACATGAGATCACGTTTACGTACTGCTAATAAAGACTTAGGCTTGTACATGAGAGCCACAACTAACCCTGGCGGTTTAGGACATGCTTGGGTAAAGAAGATGTTCATTGATCCAGATAAACCTAATACAGCGTTCTGGGCAACGGACATTGAGACTAGTGAGGTACTGAAGTTTCCATCAGGGCATAGTAAAGCTGGACAACCCCTATTCAAACGAAGGTTCATACCTGCTAGTCTGTTTGATAATCCTTACTTAGCTGAGAGTGGTGACTACGAAGCTATGCTACTCTCGCTACCTGAACACCAAAGAAAGCAATTACTTGAGGGTAATTGGGATGTAAATGAAGGAGCAGCGTTTCCTGAGTTCAACAGAAAGATACATGTAATTGAGCCTTATGATATACCAAGAAGCTGGACTAAGTTTAGAGCTTGTGACTACGGCTATGGGAGCTTTACAGGAGTTGTCTGGATTGCTGTATCTCCCGCTGAACAACTCATTGTATATAGAGAACTCTATTGTTCTAAAGTTACAGCTACTGATTTAGCAGATATGATACTTGAAATTGAAAGTAGTGATAGTAGTATTAGATACGGTGTGTTAGACAGTTCCCTGTGGCATAAACGTGGAGACACAGGCCCGTCTTTGGCAGAGCAGATGAATGCAAAAGGATGTAGGTGGCGTCCTTCTGATCGTTCAAAAGGTTCTAGGGTTGCAGGTAAAAACGAGCTTCACCGCCGTTTACAGGTAGATGAGTTCACTGAGGAGCCAAGACTCGTGTTCTTTTCTTCCTGTACCAACATGATAGCTCAGCTTCCTGGTTTACCTTTAGATAAAAAGAACCATGAAGATGTTGATACAAATGCAGAAGATCACTTGTATGATGCTTTAAGGTATGGTATAATGACAAGACCACGTAGCTCACTTTGGGATTTCAACCCTATGTCACAACGTTCAGGGTTTCAAGCTTCTGACTCAACATTTGGATACTAGTAGATATGGCAATAAATGAAAATAATCAAGGCGAACTGTTTGAAACAGATGAGGTTTCTGTCATACAGGATGGTGATGAGTTAGATGCACCTAGTCTAGTTTCTTTTGTAACAGGGAAATATAAACGTGCAGAAGACTCAAGGTACACAGATGAAAACAGGTGGCTACGTGCTTACCGTAATTACCGTGGTCTGTATGGTTCTGACGTACAATTTACTGAAACTGAAAAGTCTCGTGTATTTGTCAAAGTTACTAAAACTAAAACTCTAGCTGCGTATGGTCAGATTGTAGATGTACTGTTTGGTAGCTCACGCTTTCCTCTTACAGTTAATCCTACAACGTTACCTGATGGTGTAGCTGAGTCAGTACACATTAACATTGACCCTAATGCAGAAGCAGGACAGAAAGAACTTAATGCAGCCTTTGGTGAAGAACCTAAGGTTTCTTTTTTGTTTGACCCTGATGAAAAGCTAAAGCCTGGCGAGACTATGTTTGATCGTATGAAACGATTAGGCCCACTCAAGGACAGGCTAGAGCAGTTAGGTGAGAAGGTAGTTGAGGGTCCAGGTACTTCACAAAGTACAGTTACATTTCATCCTGCTATGGTTGCAGCTAAGAAGATGGAAAAGAAGATACACGATCAGCTAGAAGAGAGTGGTGCTAACAAGCAACTACGCCATACTGCATTTGAGATGGCACTCTTTGGTACAGGTATTATGAAGGGTCCGTTTGCTATTGACAAAGAGTACCCTAATTGGGATGATGAAGGTTCTTATGATCCTTTAATTAAGACTGTACCATCTACTAGTCATGTATCTATCTGGAACTTTTACCCTGATCCTGATGCATACAACATGGATGAGGCTGAGTATGTAGTAGAGCGTCACCGTATGACACGCTCACAGATGCGAGGCTTAAAGTCTAGACCTTTCTTTAGGGGTGAGTCTGTTAATGAGGCTATTGATCTAGGTGAGTCTTACGAAAAGAAATATTGGGAACAGGACATGGAAGATGATTCCCAGTATAGTTCTAGCCCCTATCGTTATGAAGTACTAGAGTTCTGGGGTTATGTAGATACAGACATTCTAGCTGAGAATGGTGTAACTATCCCTAAAGAGTTGAAGAACTCTGAGCAGGTCAGTGTGAATACATGGATTTGTAACGGTAAAGTATTACGTTTAGTTCTTAACCCATTCAAGCCAGCACGTATTCCTTACTATGCTGTACCTTATGAGCTTAATCCATACAGCTTCTTTGGTGTAGGTATTGCTGAGAATATGGATGATACGCAGACCTTAATGAATGGCTTTATGCGTATGGCTATTGATAATGCTGCACTTTCTGGTAACTTAATCATTGAAGTTGATGAGACAAATTTAGTTCCTGGTCAGGACTTAAGTGTGTACCCTGGCAAGGTGTTTCGCAGACAGGGGGGTGCACCAGGACAAGGCATCTTTGGCACTAAGTTCCCTAATGTAGCTGGCGAGAACATGCAACTCTTTGATAAGGCTAGGGTTTTAGCAGATGAAAGTACAGGCTTCCCAAGTTTTGCACACGGTCAAACAGGTGTCAGTGGAGTGGGGCGAACTGCTTCTGGCATCTCTATGCTTATGTCTGCAGCTAATGGCAGCATACGAAATGTTGTTAAAAACGTGGATGATTACCTCATTGGTCCAATAGGTAAAGCATTCTTTTCATTTAACATGCAGTTTGACTTTGATACAGATATCAAGGGTGACTTAGAGGTTAAGGCATCTGGCACAGAAAGCTTGATGGCTAACGAGGTACGTTCACAGCGTCTGATGCAGTTCATGGGTGTAGCATCTAACCCAGCACTGATGCCATTTGTTAAGAGTGACTACATCATTCGTGAGATAGCTAAGTCAATGGATCTAGACCCAGACAAGGTGACTAACTCTCTGAGTGATGCAGCTATACAAGCTGAGATACTTAAGAAGTTTACACAGCCCCCACCCCCACCTGAGGGAGCAGAGGGAGCACCTCAAGGTCCACCCCCACCACCTAGTCCGGGCGCTGGGCCAGAGCAAGCTGGTGTAGGCGTACAAGACACTACAGGTGCAGGTGGTGGTAACATTGGCACAGGCACAGCACCAACTCCTGGTGAGCAAGGGTTTACTGGTACATAATGATAGTAAAGAAACTCGTAAACGATAAGCCCCTATGGGATGGCTTCCTTGATGTACTAAACAAAAAGATTGACACTGCCCAGCGCAAGTTAGAACAGGCAGTGTCTATGGAAGACATATATCGTGCTCAAGGTGAGATAGCTGCTCTACGTAGATTAACCTATTTAAGGGATGAAATTAATGGCCCTAAATCCTAAAAGAAGACAAGACCCTGAGGGGCGTTATGCAGAGCGTGTGGATAATATTACATTAGAAGATGCTGCTACCTTTGTTGCTTCAGCTACACCTGTCATTGGCGATGCTATGGCAGCTAAAGAAGTTTACGATGAGTTACAGAAAGATGACCCTAACTATATTTTAGTTGGTGCGCTGGGCGGTGCAGCAATGATAGGACTTATTCCAGGATTAGGTGATGCTGCAGCCAGTGCTATAAGATCAGGTGCCAAGAAAGCTTTAGATGTAGGTAAGCGTATTGAAGTTGATCCTAATGCTTTAGGTAGTTTAGGTGGAAATATTAAATTAAAACCTTCTTCATCTTCTGTTGTAGATGAACCTTTTAAAAAAACTCGTAAGGCATATAAATTATTTGTACAATCAGATGACAAGCTATATCCTTTATTTGTAAATGCTGCAGATGAAGTACCTCAAGGGTCTTTTTTAGAAGCAGACTTTCCTGATGTAGCTTTTAAAGGAACTACAAAAGCAGGTAAAGAAGGATTTTACGTACCTACTAAGGGTGCTAAACGTAAAAAGGGTGAAAAAACAAAAAAAACTGGAGATTCTATAAATATACCAGATGAAGAAACAAGAAAAAAACTTATTGATTCAGGGTACATTACAGAAAAAACAAAACGTACTAAAGATGCACCCTATGGTAAAGTGACTGCTGTTGCTGCTAGACCTGGATGGCATGCTAGTATGAATCCTGTAGCAGAACATTTAGGTCCACAGGATTTAAAAATAACTAAAAAAGAAGCAGAACAACTTGTTAATGCAGGTATCAATCCAAAAGCTATAAGAACCCGTGGTGATCAATACTACGTAAAACGTAGGGCTGAAGATCAAGTCTGGGCAGAAGTAGAAATGGCAGACGATACAAGTGATGAGCTACTTACTTATATGAAAGAAAGAGGCCGTACTGACATTAATGATAAAGTACCTAAAGGTGGTAGCTACTCATACGTAGATGGTCAAGCAGATGGAGATACATGGGTAGTTGGTGGTGATATGAAAGTATCACGAGTATTGAGTAGAGAAGAAGCAAAATCTGCACAAGAAGCTGCAGGGGTAAAAGATTTACCATACAGAGATGAAGTAGAAAATATACTTGGTAAAAAATTTGCTCAAGGTGGATTAATAGGGGAAGAAGATATGTATACAGGCCAACAAGATTATTTATTAACGTCTAGTTCTGGTACGGATATGGCTGTTGGTGGATCTATATCTAATAATAACGAACCCATACAAACAGAAATGGATCTCATTATGAGTGAGACTAAAGATCCTGTAAGTGGCAACACTGCACCTCTTGGAGCCAAACCAGAAGAGGTACGTGATGATGTACCTATCAATGCTAGTCCTAATGAGTTTATGATTAATGCTGCAACTAGACGCTACTTTGGTACAGAGTTTTTTGAAGAGCTACAAAAATCTGCAGAAGAAGGTTGGAAACGTATTAATGAAGGTGAAGAGTCTTACTTTAGAGATGATGAACTAGAAACAGCAGACGATGAAAATACACAAGACACAGATACACCTATAAACATGAATGAGGGTGGTGGTGTACCTGGTGCAGGTATAACTGTACCTAAACCTGTAGGTGGTGGCTATGGAGGTTACGGTGGTACAGGTTCACCTTTTATGGGCTTTGAGTCTAAGACTTTTACTAGTCCTGAGACAGGTCAGCGTATTATAATATACTACTTTAATGGTAGACCCATGAGCCGTATACCTGCTGGCTTTCGTGAAGTATCGCAGGATGTTGTAGAAGAGCAAAAAACAGTGGCTGCTGAGAGGGGTGACGATAAGGAAGATATTTCTTTAGAGTCTATTGGTATATCAGATAAAACCTTTCGTAATAAAGCAGTGAAGGATTGGACAGATGAAGATTATGAAGGTTATTCTAAGTCTAAACCTATGGGTTCATTAGAAAAACTTTTTGTAGGAAGTATCGGCTTTGCACTTGGTGGTCCAGGAGTTTCTTTAGGATTATCTAAATTTGCGGAACAGGCAGAAAAAAAACAAGCAGAGGCTGTTCAACAAAGCTTAGCAAGTAGAATGAAAAGCGGTAACGTTAATCAGCAACAAATTGATATTTATTCTAACGCTGTTAAGGCTGCATCTGATAGATTATATGGTGGTTTTAAAGATAGTGGTGGTAAATCACCTGACGGTCTTGACTTAATGTTTACGTCAGAAAAAGCAAGAGATGATTACTATGAAGGTCTATTTTCTGCATCTGATAGTGGTTTTAAAACAGGATATGATGCATTTACAAATGGCTTTGGGATTGGAAAAGATAGAGTAGATCCTATAACAGGTGCTGTAACTAAAGGTACTGCTTTTGATGATCCTGATTTATCTGATGCAGAACAAAAAGCAGCAATGGAAAAAGCAAGGTCAGCAGGGGTTTCTACAAACGCAGCACCTTCTTATGCAACTACGGATATGGGTGAGGCAGGTAGGACATCTGCACCACGAGATGAAAAGTCTAGCCGTTTAGATGTAAGTAATCCAAACACAAGTGCAAACGTAGCTGAACATCTATCAGATAGAGAAAAAGAATCTCTTAGAGCTTTCCCTGAAACAGCGGCACATTATGTAGCCACAGCTAATAGACGGGCTAATGAGGCTGCTACTGGTGATAGTTCTAATACGGACAACGCTAAAGAAAAATCAGACAGTGGTGGTTTTTCATTCTCAGACCTTTTCTCTTAAACAATAACTATAAACTAAAACTATAAGGCTACCCGGCAATAATGCTGGCCCCAACATAAAAGGAAATACAACATGGCAGAACTAGCAGAAGTGGAAACACCAAAGAATGCAGGATTTGTACAAGCTAAACCAAAGCGCAATGCAAACCAGAAACGTATAGAAAAGGATGAAGCTGAACTCAAAGCCCTTATTGAAGGGGGAGAACCAGAAGAACAAGAGAGTTCCAAAGAGAAAGCGTCCAATACAGAAACTAAAGAAGAAGCGTTATCTGCAGAAGAGAAATCGTTTAAGAAACGATATAGTGATCTACGCAGCCACCTAAACAAGCAGTCTGAAGAGTTAAAAGAACTAAAGGCACAGCTAGATAAAGCAAAGACTAGTGGTCCAGTTCGTCCACCTGCTAGTAATGAGAGCATTGAGGCGTGGTCTAATAAGTATCCAGAGATTGCTTCTATTGTAGAAACCATTGCTAATCAAAAAGCAGAAGAGAAGTTTAAGAATGCTGATGCTAGACTACAAGAGATAGACAAGCTTACAGCACAAGCCCAGCGCAGTAAATCAGAAGATGAGATACGCTCTATGCACTCAGACTTTGATGACTTACGATCAAGTGATGAGTTTCATAATTGGGCAGAAGAACAACCTAAGTGGGTACAGGATGCCCTATATGAAAACCAAGATGACCCTAAGTCTGTAATCAGGGTAATTGATCTGTACAAGATTGATAACAACATGGACGTAAAAGGTAAACAGCGTTCTACTAAACAGGCTGCATCTGAAGTTAAAACAAGACGTACTACCAAGCCAGAGAATAATGACCTTTCAGGAAGTATCCGTGAGTCTGCTGTACAAAAGATGACAGCACAACAGTATGAGGCTAACTCAGACTCAATCATGGAAGCTATCCGTAGTGGCAAGTTTATTTATGATATTTCTGGGGGTGCACGTTAAAAAAGTATTGACATCACAGAATTAATATGTATAACTGTGTATGTTAAGAAAAGAGTATAAAGCCCTAATATCATTAGCTACCTTTATACTCTAACCAACTAAGCCAAACAATTAAGATAAGACCTACCTAATTAAGTATAGGCCCAACTATTCTAACAATGGCCCTTGATAGAATAGATTGCACCCTAGAAAGATTAGCCTCTTACGTTAAGTTTGGGCTTAAATATCATAAGCCAACAAACATCTAAGGAGGATTTATTATGGCTTTTACATCCGCAACAGGTTATGGGAATTTACCTAATGGTAACTTTAGCCCCGTAATCTACTCCAAGCAGGTACAGCTTGCCTTTCGCAAGTCTACTGTAGTAGGAGAAATTACTAACTCAGATTATTTTGGCGAGATTGCTGCTCAAGGCGATACAGTCAGAATTATTAAAGAACCTGAAATTTCCGTTAGCCAATACGCTCGTGGTACTCAGGTTACAGCACAAGATCTTGAAGATGATGATTTTCAGTTGACTGTAGACAAAGCTAACTACTTTGCGTTTAAGATGGATGATATTGAAGAGGCTCATAGTCACATCAATTTTATGAGTCTTGCAACGGATCGTGCAGCTTATCGTTTGGCTGACCAGTATGACCAAGACGTTCTAGGTTATTTGTCTGGCTTCAAACAGTCTTCTTTGCATTCTCAAGCAGATACAGCTAATGATGTCGTAAATGGCAGCAAGTCTGTTAGCACTGCTGGTAGTGATGAATTGTTGACATCAATGAAGATCATCAAGGGTTCTATGGGCAACATCACAACTGGTTCTGCTGGTGATCATTCGATCCCACTGGCAGCACGTTTGCCTGGTGCTACTGCACTACCAACTGCTACAGCTTCACCAGCAATGGTTGTTGCTCGTATGGCTCGCCTCTTGGATCAACAGCAAGTTGATACTCAAGGACGTTGGCTGGTAGTTGACCCGGTATTTATGGAGCTTCTTCGTGACGAAGATTCACGCTTCTTAAATGCAGACTACGGTGAATCAGGTGGACTGCGTAACGGCCTTGTCGTTAATAACTTCCACGGTTTCCGTATGTACACTTCATCAAACCTGCCAGCGGTAGGTACTGGTCCAGGAACCACAGGTTCTGCAAACCAGAACACTAACTATGGTGTTATTGTTGGTGGACATGATTCTGCTGTAGCAACTGCTGAGCAAATCAACAAGACGGAAACATATCGTGACCCTGACAGCTTTGCTGACATTGTTCGTGGTATGCACCTATACGGTAGAAAGATTCTTCGCCCAGAAGCAATCGTTACTGCCAAATATAACGCAGCGTAAGGGGAGGGATAACTTATGGCTACTTTTGACATGACTTCCGTTGATACTGCTGGTGTTGGTGCAGACGTTCTTGCTGTTCCCACTGTAGTAGGTAACGCAGTACGTACCATTGAAGCTATCTTGGATATTGATGCCATGATT